GGTGCTGGAGCTGCTGGTGCTGGAGCTGCTGGTGCTGGAGCTGCTGGTGCTGGTGCTGGTGCTGGAGCTGCTGGTGCTGGAGCTGCTGGTGCTGGAGCTGCTGGTGCTGGAGCTAAACAAGAGTCTTCAGCTAAAGCTGAACCATCAGTACCAACCGAAGGAACGGTAGGTTTAATTGCTAATGCTTTAGAAGAACAAGGAATCACAAATAACTTTACAAAAATTGCTGTTTTAGCTAATATTGTAAAAGAAGTTGGAAAAGACATGCAGCCAAAATTTGAAGATTTATCTGGGTATGCTAAAACTTCTGTCGACAGAATTAGAGAAGTTTTTCCAGGTAGAATGAAAAAATATTCTGACTCAGAAATAAACCAAATAAAACAAGACCCTGTAAAATTCGCTGAAGCAATTTATGGTAAGGACACGGATTATGGCCAAGGGATGGGAAATAAATCAGAAGGTGATGGTTACAAATACAGAGGCCGAGGTTATATTCAATTTACAGGAAAAAATAATTATGCAAGCCTTGGAAAAGCAATTGGTGAAGATTTGGTTTCTAATCCAGATAAAGCTGTCAACCCATTTATTGCAGCTAAACTGACTGGCAGTTTTATATTGCGTGGTTTAAGAAATAAAGTCAATGAGTTTACCTCACAATCACAAGCTAATCGTGAAGTAACACAAGTAATAGGAGGTTCTAAATTAAATTTAGATGTTGGTATTGGAGCACAAACATTAGCAAAAGTAGAAGCAGCATCGGCAGGTTTTAGTGGTTCTAATATAGGAAGTTCAAGCACACAAGTTGCATCCGGCCAAAGACAACAAGCAAAGCCATCTACACCAATAATTGTGGATGCTAGAACAACAAATAATACGGTAGTGAAAAAACAAGAAACGGTTGTTGCTCAAAAGACAGACACACCTTCACAAACAACCGCAGATACGTTAGCAAGTATGGCTGCAGCATAAAAAACACCCGCCGAAGCGGGTGTTCGCACTTGCATGGGATTTTTTAATCTTGCTCCGCTAAACTCTTAAAGTAATCCAATTCATCATCATCAGCAACTGATTTATCTAAGATAGATGTATCAGTGTCATCTTTAAGTGTTGCGACAGAATCGGTTTCTTTAGTTTTTGTTGTAGCAATTGCACCATCAAAACCTAATGCTTTGTCCAATCTTTGTTTTAACTGATCATAAGATTTAAAGTTTTTACGCTCTAAGAATTCTTTTAGACCAAACTCTGATTTCCAAAGTTTTTCAAGTTTAACATCATCACCATCATATAAAGCTAACTTCTCAGTAAATTCAGATTTATCATAATTACGATAACCTTCAACATTACGAATTTTTAGTTTAAAGTTAGCACCTTCCCATAAATCAAATGGATTGATTGGTGCTTCATCAGGAAATTCAGGATTCATCGCTTCAGTAATCTTATCAAAGATTTTCTTGCCAAATTTAAATAATTTAATTTGACCTTCATTTTCTTTGTTTGATGGATCAGAGATTACAAGAATATTAGCAATATACGATAGTTTACGCTTTTGCTTTCGAGCGATATCTTTATTGGCTTCAATGCCAGAATTCCATAATGTATTGTTATGCTCACAAACTGGACATTTTTCGTTGAGTGTTGTCAAGCAATTATCAATCAACCAACCGCCAGGTCCTTGGAATCCGTGTGAGAATACACGAACCCATGGAAGCGCATCGTCACCATCTGCCTGTGGCGCAGGTAGAAAACGAATAACTGCTATGCCGTTGCCAGCTTTGTCTACTTCTGGTTGCCAAAAACGAGTATCGTCTTTTGAACCACCTTCGGAAGATTGGGTTGTTTGTTCAATTGCTTTGGTGAGTTTAGCGACATCAGAACGATTACGCTTTAGATTTGCAAAACTATTCATTGTATTTCCTTTCGTATAACGGAGTATTAACGATATATAAACGACTTATCCACATGTTACATAATATATCATTTATTTAGTAGTGTGTCAAGTGTTTTTATGGTATTTTTTACGTCTTTGTGAAGTATGCCAATGCCACTTGCTTTGTTCCATGACGTAATTACATCTGGCGTATCATCAATAATTGCAGCATCAGGTCTTGCCCAATTTTTTTTATGCTTACGACCGGGCACAATATTGGTTTTGTAATTAATGCCATATTTACGTAACCATTGAATCTTTTGTGCGGCAACTTCACTATGAAATTTTTCGCCGCCAGATGATGATAGAATTTCAACATGAATATTTGGATGCTTACGAATATATGCTAACAACTCTTGGCCACCATCAAACCATTCCAACTTTTCAAATGCATGTTGCTTGATAATAAAATCTTCCCAATCTTTTGACCAGTTCTTTTTATCTCTTTCGACAAACGACAATAGACCATAGAGGTCTATAAACTTCTTTTCAAAGTCACACAAAACACCATCCATGTCTAGATAAATTGTTTTTATCATTTTTGTATTTGTTTTTTTAGTAACAGTTGGTATTTTACCATGTCTTGTGGTAGAAATGCGGTATATTTGGTGATTTTACGAGATAATTCTGGCCAACGTATTGTATCGGAAATATTTTTATTCCACATTGGCAAGAAACCAAGTATTTTTGCCATAATACATAAAGTTTCAATTTTGATTTCTTTTTGTAATGTCTTGGTAAGTAATTTTGGATAATCACCATCATTAACACGAATTAAATCATTTGGATTGGTAATCCCATCAAACAAATTATTTAAGTCACCAGTAAATTCGTATGATAATGCTTGTAAGACCTTCTGCCTGTTTCGATAATGTGTATTTGCTTCTTCACTAAGCAAATCACCTATCCACAAATTATCTTTTTCAATTAAATTAGCAACAATAAACGAAATTAATTCATCACGGCTGCTAAACTTGCGAGATAGTTTATAAAAATGATATTTGTCTCTACGATTTTCAAATGCCGTGATACTTGTATTTATCTTGCCATTATAACGAAAAAAATCGTAACTATCTTTAGCAAAATGAAGTTTGAGGGATTCATAAAGACCGAAAGCCTCATAACCTGTCATATGGGAAGTCTAGAGCCTTTTTCTTTTAGTAAGTTTAAATCAATAGCATCAGATGTTAGTTTTGCTTTTAAATTAGCATTTACTAATGTTGCTGCCACCTCAATTTCTAAACCAGTAGTTTTACAATACTCACAAATTGCCTCAATGTAATTAAAATTAGTATTTGCCATTAACGATTCAATCGCTTTTGTGAAATTGAACATTTCCTCTCTAGTTGGCATTATTTTGTTACTTCTCCAAAAGGCCAGTTATTATTTGGTAAATTAGACAATTCAAACTGTGTTGTTTCTAATTCTTCAGTATAACATTCAGGTAAATTCACATTTTGCTCTTCATCGTTAACAAAATCTAATTGTCCATTGAAATGGAAACCACAACCACGCAAAAAGTGTTCAAACTCATTTAAAATTTGGTCCAAAAGTTCAGTATTAAATTCAACTGTTCTTTTTGAAGAAGCCGAATCCGAAAATGGTATTGATTGTTCTTCACATATAAATGTAAACTTGCTCATAACAAAATTTCCTTTCAAATATTTTTTACGATTAATATCATTATACACTTATTTTTGGCCGTTTGTCAAGATCTTTGGCGTTATTATTACCTGTTGCTTATAACACGAAACCTTTAATAAATGCAACCATATACATGGTAACTAAAACTGCGGTTTTTTCAAAACGTTCTCTTTTGTTTGTAAGATGGCCGTAAAAAGCCGGCCATCCGGCCTTTATCATTTTGCATATAGTTAAGTATTTCTAATTCCGCTACACAAAACAATCTTACAAATGTGTTCTAATCTTTCTATATGTTCAAAAGCACGCCATGGACTAGTATCAATGGCTACAACACCATGTCCTTTAATACCAACTATATCAAAAGATATATTTCCATCTTTGTCGAGTAGTAAATTTTTATGGCATTCATCGGCTAATTTTTGACTAATAGGAGGCACTTCAGGAACATTAGATGCTACTTTAGTATAGCGGCTAAGTTCAGGAAAATTATTTACTATGCTATTAAGATTAATACCTGCATGCATAGCTGCAACACAGTATGTAGGATGTAAATGAATAACTACTCTAACATCATTTTTATGTTGCCCTAATTTTTTTTGAAGGCCAAAATGTAAAGGTAATTCTCCACTAGGTTTTAGATTTTTACTTATATTAGTATATTCAATTTCACTCCAATCATATAGTGTGAATGGTGGTACTGCTTGATGCACCTTATTAATTTTAATTTTCTTAAACTGATCGGGTTGTAATGTCTGCTTACGTACACCGCTAGGTGTAATATAAAAATGATCACGATCATGATGACGAATACTTA